CGCGGCCAGTGTTGTAAAGCATGAAGTCCTCTTTACCAAAAGTGATAATCTTCCCACCGCGCTGATCTACCGGCACAATCGGAAAAAGTGCAGACCCGATGAACTCATTGTTTTTATAACCCTGCGCAGCAGTGGTCAGAATCGGATCAATCACACGCGCTTGGCCTGGCGTCATCACATACATTAAAGCGCCAGATTTATACATCTGCTTTTCAAAATATAAACCCAGATGCTCACGCATCGACGGCACAGTAAATAACAACAACGCGGGCAAAAACAACAAACCCAACATCAAAGCTTTAGTCATCTCAAAAACTCCTTTAAGGATAAAATCAAAAATCAATACAAAAACCAAACTGCATTAGTTAGGGATCAGGATCACCTCAACCTTTTCACCGGCTGCTGCCGCAGACTCCCCAGGCGCCAAACGCGCTACAGTGACCCCCGTGTTCTTGGTAATGGCGCGGCCCTGATTATCAGTTTCAACCGCTGCACCAGCAGCGATCGCAGCACCAGCTGTGACGATGGCAGTGCCCAGTGATACGACCGGGAATTTTTCACCAGAAGCTGCCTGAGACTTGGAAGCCCCCAGCACGTTGGCACCCGCTGCTGGCACGCCACCAGTAGTTGAAACAAAGCGATGCTCAGTGATGGCCGCCCCCGCAGTGACGCTCAACACTAAAATATCTGTTGCTTGCATGATTTCTCCTTAAAAAATTGATACAACTAAAGCTGTGACGCTTACAGCAGCGCGTTAACTGACTTTCTTCACTGCCGTAATAAAATCGACGTTATGCTCCTGGGCATACTTGATCGCCTTGGCATGCAGCCCTAACTTCTCAGTCGATACAGCCATGCCAGCCGGTGCAGCAAAAGACACCGTGCCATCATCTTCAGCCCCTGCACCCGCATGCTCACCAAAATCAACAACCTTGGGCGCTTTTTCCAGCTGGGCTTTATAGATGGCCAGCGGGGTCAGAGACTGCTTGCCATCGCCTTCACCAAACTCAACGGTCGATTCGTCCGCTGCCAGTTTGTCTAGCATGACCACTGTGGAATCTTTATCTGCAGGCAATAACTTACCTGCCGCGATCAATGCTTCAGCAAAGCTGACATGGCCTAAATGCAGCGTCTGTTTTTGCGCTTCAGCAAAGCTGGCCACTTGCGTGGTCAGGGTGGTGTTTTGGGTGGTTAATGTTTGCACTTGTGCTTTCAGTGCATCCATCTGCGCTTGTTCTTGGGGTGTCATAGGTTCTCCAGGCTCACTGGTTTCAGAAAAGGAAATGTTTTTGGGCTTAACTTCATCCTGGACAGCATTGATTTGCAGCCCTTCGATTTCAAAGGCCGGGATGACCTTATCCGCGACATCGACGCCATCCTTACCAATAATCCATTCACGAATGCGACGGAAGACGGCGGCAATGGTCATCTGGTCCCAGTCGGCAAACTCAACAACCCCTTCATCGTCATCAGCAAAGCTGACAGACTTGAGGCCTTTTACCGCTGGCGGGGTGGCTCCGAGGAAGCCAATGTGTTTTGGGTAATAAACACCAGGCACGGGGTTACCTGGTGAGTCGGGCAAGTAGAAGCTGCCAGAGACTTTCTTGAAATGGCCTTTGTTTACCATTTCGGCAAACTCGGCATCTACCTGGTGCGGCACTGCCTCCAGGCGCTGGGTTTCCTCATTGAACTGAACGGACTGGACCCAACCATAAGCAGGCGCGTCAATTTTTGGATGACCAACCACCAAAGGCGCATCGTGCAATTCAGGTTTATATGATGCAGCGGTTGCGCGAAGATGATCAGCAGTGATGCTGACGGGCTTGCCGTTCACATCAACATGCTTGCCAGGCTTAAAGAATTCGATTGAAGTAGTCATGCCTCCATGTTAGAGGCGAGGGGATTATTACTCGATACTGACGCGTGTCAGGTCATTGCGGGAGGGGGTGAAACTGCAAACAATTTACCACGGGTTAAATTTGGGGTCAAAACTACGTGCGCGCATGGGGCAAAAATAGCGTTAACCCCCCGTTAAAAATTGAGATCGTATTTTTTTAATACCGATATAGCCTGAAATTGAGAAAACGCGTTTAAACGGCCAAAATTCAACATACTATTTTTGGCTGATTTGAGACTCTAAAAACGCATTAAGCTCATCGATGATGGTTTTACGTTCTTGAGGGTAAAGTTGGCCATCGCTGGTGATTGGGAAAAATGGTCGTGCGGGGATAGTGACTTTACGATTACGGCCAGCCTGACCACCAAACTGGTGGATGGCTGCATAGATCATTGAGTTAAAGACAAGCACACTATTATTGCCGGACTGCACATGAAACTGCCTGGATAAGTCGCGGGATTCACCAATAAGGATTTTCTTGTTTGCGATTTTAGATGCGCCCTTGCTGTTCAAGCGGCCATCTTTTGCGAGGTTTGATTTGCTTAATCGATTGGCCAGGGCATTGTAGGTCGACTGAGCAAGTGGCAGCCAAGGCGTGCCGCTTGGACTGGTACTGGTGACAAAACGTTGTTTTGTTCGTGATACGATACCTTCGCCGATATCAAACAGAAAGGCATTAAGCGGCCCTTGGTCTAATTTGGATAACCTTTGCAAGACAGCTTTTAAAGCTGCGTCATCTACTTCAACGAGAATGTTTGACACAAGATTACTCTACTACGAGGACATCGCCGCCGTTCAAAATTTCAATGACAGACATGATATAACCATCATCAGCTTGTGGCAGCTCAGCGCGGCAACGGTCAAGCCATTCCGCTTCAGGGTATTGCTGCACAATACTCTCTATGATGTCATCACTGTTCATTTAAGCCATCCAAGCTCTTTAAAAATTTCATCGATTGCATCAGCAATCGGTGCAAAATCCTCATCGGTCCATTGTGATGCGGCGTAAACCTTATATTCAGTTTTGCTAATGATTCTTGAAACTTGATCAAGCATCACCTGGTTTTGACTACGCACTGCAACCCACTGGGAGTAAGCACGTGCCCATTGCTCAACTGTCTGCAAGTAATATTCAACTCGCTTCGACGATATCCTGCTTTTACTCTCTTTTAATTCCTGTTGCAATACCCTTGTTGCATTACTTTTATCGACTGCTTCTTTCCACTTTTTAAACAGTGGATTTGAAAGTGATCCATACTTGCCAGGTGTAAATGCCTGGTTATCAATAAAATGGCCAATTTCATGCGCCAGTGTTAACTCCGGGTTAACAGAAGCGGTTGATACTTTGATGTCTACCGGTGATCCAATATATCGATATGAGTACTGCCCCTGAAACGACTGCGATCTGGAATTGACGATCGGAAGTTTAGGCAAATTGCCTGCACTGTGTAGCTTGTCAATTTCAGCCAGCGCAATTTTGGAAGCCTCCTTGGCAATACCACTGCGCGGCAAGGTAAAGATATCGTAAACACTGGTCTGCAGAACCTGGGCAACTTTAGATTCGAGCGCCTCAGCTAATTCCGGATCCAATCGCTGTTTTTTCTCATCAACAATCTTTCTCAGCTGCGGCTTGATCGATGCACCAGGTGCATAATCAAATCCGCGATCGATACCAAAAGGTGCACCGGTTGCCGGATTGATTTTGTTCCACCCATATGGAGGATCCGTTACTTTCTCGCCGTTTCTGGCCGCTTCAATCCAGCACTCGCAACCCCAGCCATTAGGTGCAAAATGCGTTAACCAGGCCGGATGATTTGCAGGAAGTACAACACCATCCCAAAGTAAATGCTCAGGGCGTGGATGTTGCACGCTGTCGTTATGCCGGTATTTCCAGTTTGGCCTTAGCTTTAGATACTCAGGATCGGTTAATTGCTTCCAGCGACCGGCTGCATAACTGGTGGTCATGTTGGTTTGATAGATTACCCGGGTGCGCCATGCTTCGCCCCCTTTGGATCCTTCTCCAGTCCAACCAGTCCACCCACGTGTTTTTACAATCTGCTTAAAGTCACGCCGAAACTCTTCAATCCCTTTCCCTTGGCTAATGGCTTTATCAATGGCATTGCGTAGATCCTGCAGCAAGTCGGCATCAGCCGCGCCCGCTACCACAAAAGCACGATCATGCGCCTCACGCATGATATCGTCCCACTTTTCTGTTGGCAGGTTCAGCTTTTGCCTGAAAAACTCAAGCTGCTCGTTAAATGGATTATTGAATCCAAACTGCATCAGGCATTACCTTCATCCTGCACATCAGACATGCCTTTAAGCTCGGCCAAGGCAAACCCTGCGGCCATGACGTTTACCAGGTCATCTTCAGTCATATCGGCAAATTGCGCCGTCAGCTGCTTTTGCAACGTCGTTAAATCCGTGGCCTGGTCGACAATCGCCTGCACTTTTTTAACGGTAGATTGCCAGCCACCGGCTGAATGTTTGACCAGCTCATCTTCAAGCTGGCCAGTGGCAGATTCACCAGGCTCAGCAAAAGACGCCTGATTATTCTCTGGGCCCGGGGGATTTGTTTCGTCGTTTGCAGCAGATTCTTCCCACTCGCCGCCATAGGTTTCCTGCACATATTTAAGCGTAGGTTTGTAACCCAGTTGCTTGACCTTGGTATCCCGATCGGCACGCTTATCCAGATCCTCCGGCTCTTCCACTTCACGCCAGACGGTTGGGTAGGCAGCGCCTGCAAAGTTCCAGTCCGTCAGCCAGCGGGCTGGGCCAGCGTTCAGGCTCATGCAAATCAGATCTGCATCCGCTTTCACAATATCCAGGCGCACATCACTTTGCAGTTGCTCGTTGCCAAGTTTCCCGGGTGTGCCCTGGGTACTGGCAGTCTGGCCGAGGATCACCTGGGCAATGGCATCATCCATCACACGAACCATGCTGGCATAATCCGCAGCGCCACTCCGGGTGGCTTCAAGCAGCGTAATGACCATGCCTTCAGGCGTGATCACAGCGCTATCGTTTTGAATATCACGCAGCGCATTCAGCAGCTTATCCTGTTCGGTCTCTTCAGTACCCGCAGGATAAGTGCCGTGCGCTGTGGGTGTGCCAAACTTGTCCAGGAACTTGAGCCAGAACTTAATGCCGCTGCGCTTAAAAAATACCGGCCAGTACAACCAGTGCGCCAGGCCAAGGCCATACGGTTCATCGTGGTGATCGGCACCACAAGAAAAACTCCAAAACTTACGCTCGGGCAGGATCTCACCCATAGGCTTGGACATTGTCTTCAGGCGCAGGCTCATGTCCGGGGCGAAACCAAACCGGCGACGATCCCGCACCTTGATTGCGCGGGGGATAATTCGGCTGTCGGCAACATCCCAAATCACTTCGGCCACGGAATAGCCGTAAAACACGCCATAGAGCATTTTCTCGGTGATATCGTCAAACTGCAGGTTATTGAGCTGCTCACTCAAAAACTCAGCCGCCTTTTTATCGACCAGCTTATTGCCCCCGGGCTTCACGTTCCATGCGCGGCTAGTCACCGCACTAAAGCGCTGCGCCAGGCATGTCTTTACTTTATCGTCGCGCAGTACTTCCTGGTAAATTTTGAGATCACCGGCACCCTTGAGCTGCAACAGTTTATCCTGTGGTGGCAACAAAGGCATGCCATCCACAAAGCCCCGGGTGATATCGCGGCCATCCTGCGTGGTGGCTATTTCGTTTTTTTCTGGCGCGGCAATTTTTTCTTCAGCCATCATTCACCTCACATAAACCCATTCAAACTACTAATAGACTCACGGCGGCCAGCGCTGCGTAAATCACTTGGGGAGAATCCCTCTTGCTTCATGGCGTAGTCAGCCAAGAAAAGTGCGATCGCACCGTCACCGTGGCGCTGTTGCTTCTTGTCACCGCCACGCTGTTTGCGCTCACTGGCTGGCACTTTGGGCACACCTCTGATTTTCTTGATCGCCTTCAGATCGTCGCGGATCTCATCATCGCGGGGGATATCCTGCATCAAGCCATCCTGGAAGGCTGCTTGGAAGTGCGGCATATGCTCAATGTAGAAACTATCGGACAAATGAATCGCCTCGATGCGCAGCTGGCCAAACTTCTGCTGGGCAAACTCTGCCAGGGCCAAACCGTTACCGGTCGCATCCATTGCGGCCTTACGGAAACGCGGCAGGCGCTTGGCCACATACTCCAGAATGTATTCCTGGGCTTTATAAGGGCAGTTTGAAAGCTCAATCCACAAGACTACCGGCGTGCGCAGATTTTTGGCTTCAGCCAGCACCGGCATGACCGTTAAGTCACGCTTGCGGCCAAAGTCCAGGCCAAATACATGCGGGCGCGATTTATCCAGGCGCATCAGGTGAGGCAGCAAGTTCTCTTTGCACCATTCCTCAATCTCTTGCTTGCGCCGATGCTCTGGCAACATGGCAAAGGCATTGTCCCAATGGCCACGCACCAGCGGCGTGCTATCAGACATGCGCGACTGGATCAACGAGGTCGGCAGGAACACTCCGGATCCGGACGCTGGTATGACGTCCAGCTCTTCATCCGCATCCGCGCCATAGAAGTCATACACATCATTGACCCACTTGATTTGCTCTTCTTCAACCCAAGGGATGCCTTTGCGCATACATACGCGCTTATACAAGCCATCTTCCACTGCACGCTGGAATGAAACACTGTGCACGGTGCCTTTACGCTTACCGGCACGCACTTCATTGATCAGCTCGTTAAACTGGTTATCCTCACCGTCATGGGTAGAGATCAGACGCACCTTACCGCCCCAGATCAGGAAAGCCATCGCGGCTTTCACCAGCTCGCCCAGATCATCCTGGAAAGCTGCCTCATCACCTACCAGGACACCCTGA